TAAAAAGTTAAACCAGAAACCATACAAGGTACAAATCTGTAAGGTGTATCACTTGCATTAGTATAGTCTCCTGCATCCTGAATTCTTTTAACATAATAAACATTAACATAATTACTTGCAGCTGTTGAATTAGGTAATGGATAAAAAGTAATTGTAACTCTATCAATAAATCTTTGAACCCAAAACTGGCTTGGTGTTCCTAAAGAATATTTATTACCCATTGCTGAATAAGTATCTCTAGTTATTTTTGTTAATCCTGTATCTGCTTGACTTGTAGTGTTGTAGCCAGATCTATAAGTAGCATTTAAAATATCTGTGATACCATAAATACTAGCTGTCGGAACTGTTGTAGCTTGAGGAGGCTCTGCCCCTCCTGGAATATCTCCAGCGCTTCTATAAAAAGTATAAGTTCCCGAACCTTCTGCTGTTGCATCAGCATTAGTTGTAGAACCTTCAATTAAATTAATACTTGTATTTCCTATTTCCCAAAAATGAATATCTCTATTACCCCATTCTTGAAATAAAATGTTTAAAGACCTTCTAGCTGTTTTTAATTGATGACCAGCAGAACCTACCATTCCTAGACGTTCAAAAGCATCTGCTATAATCTCATCAATAGCAAAGGTCTGGTCAAAAGTATATGTACCAGAAGTTGTATTAGCCATTTAGTTTCCTAACCGTAATAAACAGTAACATGTGTCACTACAGCATTAGTAACTTTTAAGCTTGTGTTAGCTCTAATCCCCGTACCTGGAAGCATAATTGATCCACTAACTGGTGATAGATTTGCTGTAACATTTGTAGCGGGGGTATTAACTACCCACATTGCTGTCGTGTTATCATTAACTGTTATTGTTCCAACTGCAACATTTGTTGGCACTACCCAAGAAAGTCCTAATATTCTCGCTGGGCCAGCATGAATTGTTGTAGTGGTAGCAGTTGTAATATTAACTGTTTTTATATCTACTGGATATGACATATTTTTTTCTCCTTAAAAATTTATAGGAGCCCCGAAGGGCCCCCTTAATTATTTATTAACTCCAAGCGAAAACGCCAGTAGTACCTGTAGGATATTTAGCTAAATCATAAGCAATGTCCCAAGTGCCTTTTTCATAGCATGTAAAATACAAGTAACAACCAATTGTTAATCTGTTAGTTGCTGCTGATACCGGTGTGAAAGTTAAAGATGTGTTACTAGCTGCTGAAGTAACCAGTGTCATTAATGCGCCTGCTGAACTTTCCATCTTTGATCCAGTTCTGTAGACATCACTACCAGCACAATTGATAATCAGTTTAGTTATTCCGCCTGTTGTATCTTTAGATTGAGCGTGAACTACTATATCTCCCACTACTGCTGCTGGTAAAGTTACCGTTTGTGCAGCTACACCAGTGTAATCATTAACAGTGATTACATTTTTTGTGTAAGTGAGTGCGGCTCCTGTTCCGACTACTGTAGCAGTTAAACTTGTAAGATCTGGTTTTAGTCCCAGAGTTCTTGCAGTATAAGCGCCTGTTGTAGTATTTTTATTGACCTGTTGAAATCCTTTTTCGGATCTAACCGGACCGTTAAATGTTGTGTTTGCCATGTTTATATTCCTCCTAGAATATTAAATGTAGTCCCTAGGGGCATGTCGACCATACGCGTCTACATTTATTTTTTTTATTTTAATGTATGGTATATAATTTATATGTTATTTTTAAATAGAGTGCAAGAGATTGCTCGATGAACGTGCTTATTTCAATGATGTAGCTTTTTACTAAGTAGCTACAGAAACCTGTGGTGCAGCGTCACTTATTTTACTAGCTTTAAGCTCTTCTTGTGTTTCAGCTAGTTTTATATGATTAATGATCTCTCTGATCTTATGATCAATATTAACCATATCAAGAGTATATCTACCCTCGTTAAGATGTTCCTGTTCCCAGTTCAACTCCAAGGACCGTTTTTGTTTGTACAGGTCTTGTAAGTGTTCCATCTTTGACCTCCTCAAAAGTCAACCATTTTTTAGTCAAACTATAAAAATTTGACTTCTCCCAAGTTATATCATTTTTTCCCAGTTTGTCAACTATAGCTTTTTCTAAAGACTCAGCCTCATCTAGTGACCGAACATTGAATTCAGTTATATATCCGTGGGCTCTGATTTTAATTAAGAAATTCTTCATGGTTTTTTTATCTTTCATAAAAAATAGGGCGGTTTTAAGGCCGCCCTATTTAAATAGTTTATTACTGATTAAGCACCTGGTGATGCAAAAATACCTCTAGGGTCAGAAACGCCAAAAACGTATCTTTCTCTAGCTTTGTATCTTACATTGCCGGTATCAAAGTCCCCTTCCATCTTAGTTGTAAGAGGTGCTCTGTTAAAGTGCTTCATACCATTAGGAACATCTGTAATGATAAACCACGCATCACTATCAGTTAAATAATTATTAACTGAATATCCTTGAGGAATCATCCCCATAGATCTGATTGCGTTGATATCATTATCAGCTGTCTGCGTTCTACCTTGAGATTTCATCAATCTCTCAGCAGTAAATTGTAATGCAGAAGGAACAATCATCTTAGTTCCTTTTGCAGCAATTTTTAAACCTCTTTCATCAGTCATAGCAGCGATATCAATCAATGCTTGTTCTAATGAAGTTTCGTTTAAATCAGCAGCTGTTGCTAATGTATTACTGAAAGTTCCAGCAAGTGTAGGGTGAGAACCGTTAAATAAAGTTACGTTATCTCCAGAGAGATATGTACCAGTTGGCATTCCATTGTTTAATGGAGCTACGCCTTTAACTTGTTTTGTGCTCGCCATAGATCTTGCTAGTGCTTTTGTGTATCTAGAAGCAATTCTATCGTACAGGTTATCTTCAATAGCTTCCTCAGTGATAGCAAAAGCGAGAGCAACTGTCTCGTTAGTGTATCTAGCTGTGAAAGTTTCTTGCGCATTATCAAAAGCTACGCCAGAACCTTCTGGTTTTACTCTTGCCGATGCGAAACCTGACAACATAACTTCTTCTTCAAAAGCTCTGTCAGATGACTCAGTAGTATAAATTTCAGAAGTCTGATTTTCATACTGTTTGTATTCCAGGCCGAATAAAGCATTCAATCCTGGCTCTAGTTCTTTAACTAGTTGGTTTCGTGATATAGCCATAATTTATCTCCTTATATACCTACTACGTTGTTGCCTAGAATATGACTCGAAAGCATAACACGCCAGATGCTTCCTGATGCATCTAATGTATTGTTTTCGGTATCTCTAGTTATTCCGATCAACTTTAACTGATTTACAACAGCTGTCACAGCGCCGATTGTGTAGCCCGATAAAAAATTAGGGGTTCCAGAACCGCCTGTTGCTACTATTGGTGCAGTAGCTCCTGCGTCAGCCTGAGTAAGTGTCGTTATTGTTGTTCTCATTTCGTACATCTGCTGTGGATTGTCATTTACTAGACAAGTCATATCAGTTGCAGCGTTATTGGGCGCATATTGCGACCAAGTCGGCTTGCTTGTACTTGGGTCAGTGTAGAAACTGCCGTTTAATGAACCTAGTTGATTTAGCACCGCGGCACCTGCCGTTCCTACGGTTGCGTAACCTGTAGCTGCTAATAATACTAAGTCCTGATGGTTGATTGCAGTAGTTGACGCTGCTTTCTTCCATTCTCCTAAACCGCCGTTATTATCACTTTGACCCACCATTCTAATTGGTCTTAAACCGAACCCGGTTGTAGATTGATTAGCCATATTTTTCTCCTTATGTAAAACTACTATATGTAGTTCTACTGTTATTGTTAAATCGTTGGTTAGGATCGTTAAAATTTTTTAACTATCGTTTGCCACCGAAGGTACGAGACTGCTTATCGATATCGATAGGCATTCTATTATCCTGTTCCTTCATAAGATCGTTATCTACTGCGTCAACCTGATCTTGAGCTTGTTTTTGAAAATAAGCTTCACGTTGTCGCGCGATCTCTTCAGGTACCCTTGTCAGCACAAGGCCTCCGTGACCTATAACCCCAGCGTATTTGCCGTCCGTGATAGCGGGAAATGATCCATCTGGATATTCATCCGTTCTTACTAATTCATACCCGGACCTTAATCGTCCTTGTACATTTTTAGTATCGGGAACTCCTAACGTTTCAATCCTGACCCATCTGTGTCGGTATCCGTTTGGCGCGTTGGGCGTATCTAAGTAACCAGGTAGAGTCCAAACTTTTGTTTGCATTTTAGGCGTAGCCTTTGATGCTTGTGTTTCAACTTTCGTTGAATCACTTTTATTCGTTTGGCTCGCACGAGTTGGTTTATTATTTGTCATATGCTTATACCTCCTTCGTGATTAATTGTTTTGCATACTCTTCTAATGGCACACCTAGTTTTCTTGCTATTGTAACCTGTGATGATGTGAGCTTCACAGTTCTGCGACCAGTCTTTGAACTACGCGTTGCAGAAGCAACGTTTTGTGTAGGTTTACTCGTCTGTTCTGTATTTGTTTTACCAAATTTATGCGGAAAGTCAAGACGCATTCTTTTATCTATTTCCTCATAGTATTCGTCCGACTGAGGATCTAAACCCTCTTCTTCGGTAATTTTTCTATGTAGATCAAATGCAGTATATGTCATTGCATTATCTTTACCAAACCACTCATTTCTACTAGCCCAATCATCTGCTTTAGGATCAGCTGGTGGTGCAGGTTGAACAGGTCTTGGTTGAAGAGTTGGTCTAATTGCTGCTTCCTTATCTTGCATAGCATGTCTTGTTTTAACCTCTGCTAATTTACCTTGTTCATAACCCAATTGAGAAATTGAAGTTAATGCTTCTACTTCAGATTTGGAATCTCCTTGTTCTCTTGCAATAGATAATTTTGATTGAGCTGCTGAAAGAGAAGAAGCTATTCTTCCTTCCATTTCTTGAGTATAGTTTCTATCTAAACTTGTAGCTGCTCTACCTAATTGATCTCTTTCAGATTTAACACGCTTAGCATAATCAATGGCTTCTTCTTTTTGCCTTTCAGCCTCACGCATCTTTTTAGTTAGCTTGGCTATTCTTTTCTTAACCCCTTCACTATATTCTTCAACATCTTTCGAGTTGTCTTTTTTCTTATCACTCTTTTCTTCAGAAGGCTTTGGTACAACTTCTCCCCCTTCATTCTTTTCAACTCGAACATCCAACTGCTCATCAGATTTCTCAGATGCGTCATCGGACTTAGTATCGTCTTCAATAATTTTCTCATTCGTATTCTCATCCGTATTCTCATTTTTATTATCCTTTTCTTCTATAATGATTTCAGCACCAGGGCCTTTATCATCAATGTCTATTGTTTTTTCTTCACCGTCTGTTGGCATAGTTTTCTCCTATGGTTATTAAAATTCGTGGAATATATCTTCAGGGTTTTCCACGGTCGCTAAAACTTCATCATCATTTAAAAGTCTTACCTCACCCCCGTCTATTTTAATTCGTGATCCAGCATATCTTGCAAAGATAATCCAATCACCTTTCTTACACCATGGACCCTCAGGATATCTTTCTTTATCATAACAATGAGGTCCCATTTCTAGTATTAAACCACAAGTTGACGCTACTTGTGATCTTTCTATTGTTGTATCTGCTAAGTGAACTCCGCCTTTAGTTTTACTTTTTTGTTTAAATGGTAAGACTAAAATTCTCCAACCTGTTGGTTGTGGTAACTTACCTGAATCTGATTTAATTTCTTTTTTATCTTTGTTCTTAATACCTACTAATGTTTTATTAGGTAACTCAATCTTTGAGTTTTGTGTTGAGGTTAATAATTGTTCCTTCATTGTCTTTTTGCTCCTTTTTATCTAGCAGGCTGGATATCTCCTGACTCATATATTGATACGTTCGTATCTGCCCTATCATATACTGATATTTTTCCATAGTGTCAACCCCTCCTGAAGCTAACGAAGAAACTATATCATCATGTCTTAGTTTAATTATTCTCTGTATTTTTGTTATGTAACCTATGTCTTCCATTAGCCTTTCATTTTTTTTACTTTATATTTATACTTCTTAGCCCACTTTTTTGCAAGAGCAGGTTTAAATTTAAATAAAAATCTTCTTTGCTTTGAAGATTTAAACGGCAAAACTATGTGTCCATAGTTTTGACAGAAGAATAAGCTTTTTTACCTGATGCTTTTTCCATACCTTTAGATTTATCTTTTAAGCCTTGTTCCTTCCCAGTTTTTCCACTTTTGTAAGGGAATCTTACTTTGTAGGGTCTGTTTCCGAAATCATTTCTCATATTTTTCTCCTTGTTATTTTCCTTTTATCAGATGTGTCGCCTTAAGTCCATAGACGCTCGCAATTACTCCCACGAAAATTGTTTGGTACCATAGGGGTAAATTTCCGAAGTGTACAAAGAATAGCTCCATTTTCTCCATATGTACAGGATTATCTGACCATACTGACCAGCCTAACATAACGATAGGAATGGATAATAAAATTAAAATAAATTCATCTTTCCAATCTGAATTTCTTGATTCTAATAATTTTCCGGAATATTCTAATTCGCCCGAAGCCATTTTTGCTGCATGTTTAGCCTGAGCATCCGCCATCATCATCTTTGTCTCTTGTCTTTTTTTAAAGATATGACTACCAGCTTGAAATGCTAATTTAGCTGCACCTAACCACATAGTTTAAAACCAAGTAGCTTTGACAGGTTTCTTATCAGGTCTCATACGTTTAGTGCCTTTAACATTAACAACAGTTCCTTTGTCGATCTTGTTGAAAACTCTAAATTGGTTAGTCATAACTTCTGATCTAGGATCAGTTCCAACTTTACTCGGAGAGTCACTAACATTAACACCACCTGATGCGTATCCGTCTTTATTAACCCATTTGTCTTTTGTCATAATTTTTATCTCCCACCTTTGAAGGCTCTACCTAAACCACGTTTTGCAACTCCACCACCTTTAACTCTTCCACCGTGTTTGTAAGAAGATTCTAAAGCTGCTTCAGCCATAGGGTCGGCAGCACTACCAGGAACATAATCGAGTGCTGATTGTGTTTTTTTAATATATTTTGATAAAGGGCTTACTCCTAAACCAGCATCATCCATATTTTCAATAGATTTGCTTAATTTTTTTTTTCTAAATTTAGAAGCAGCTAAAGCTGTTAATCCAGCTGTGGCTATTCCGCCTAATATTTTTTTTATTTTACTTTTATTTTTTGCCATAATTTTTATCTCCTGTTGTTATTTGTACACTATCTTCTAGGTCCTTTCAAGATACTTACATCTCTTTGTTTCATTCTATCGCTTTGTCTCTTAGAATCTATACCCATT